TAACCCCGTGTTTTGTTGTTGAACTGGTGCAGCCGGTGTATCTGTGTTAGCTTGCATCGGTTGTGCTGGTGCGGCTGGATTTTGGCCGCCCCATAATCCGATATTATTCTTTTGCATCAAGTTATTGGCGAATGTGTTGTTAGAATTTGACAATAACTGGTTAATTTGGCCGGCGCTATTAGGTTGTTGCATACCCATTCCCGCCATACGGTTATTATTATCCATAATTTGCGGGGTGTTCGGGTCTTGTTCTCCGCCAGCACCACCGCCTAACATTGCTTGATAGCCTTTAGCCATTTTATTATTCTGCAATGCACCTAAACGATGTGAGAAATATTGACCGGCCAATTCGCCCAACGCCGCCCACGGTTCAAAGTCTTTTACGTAGATAACGCCCATTGTGTTATTCCTCTACTTTCTCCGATTTCTCACCTTTGGAAGTTTTCTTTGTTGTTTTTTTGTCTGTTACTTCGTCAGTATCTTCCGGGTTTTTATCTGTTTGATCGTTTGTTTCATCTGTTCCCTCACCGGTTCCTTTATCGTCTTTTTTGCCGGTGTTTTCAGATTTTTTCTTTGCATCTGCAATCGCTTTCAATTCTGCTTCATTAATGCCTTCTGCCATAATACCGTTGGCATAGAATAAATTATCGCCAGTACATTGCAATTCAAATACCTGTTCAGTATTGCCGGTTGGTTCGCATACTGTAACAACTTGATAGCCATGTACCGTCATAATTGGCTCACCGATTACAAGTTCTTCAACCAATTTAAGACCTTCCGGAGTTAATACTTTTTCACTACCTGTAGTAACAACATTACAATCAACAGTTTCAAGGCGATGTGTTTCTTTTTCGCCCATATCATGCAATGCAATTACATCATTTACCGCACCCAAAGTGATAACGGTATCACCATTTACAAACGCTTCAATAACCTTGCCACCTTCTGGCGTTGCAATTTCAGTACCCGCTACAAAACAAAAACCTTTCATAAGACCTCCTAAAAATCCACCGCTACCTTGCTTAACCATTGTTTGTGCTGGTTGTGCTAGGCCATAGCGTAATGTCATATATCTGTTTAATAAATCTTCTTGATCCGCGTTATTTAACTGGCTCATAGAATAGTAATCTTTAGCCGGTTGAATAGCTGCGCTTTGTGTTGTTGCGCCGGTATTAATAGGGTTTTGCGCTAACCCCTCACGCTGACCGATAAGGCCCGCCGAAGTACCAGCATTATTCATTTGATTTGTGTACCCTTGATTTAACAAGTTAGCTTGGTTTACGATGCCGTTTTGTTGGTTGTTATAGGTGTTGCCCCAAAGGCCCATTTTTGCACCGATACCACTCAAACTATTATTAAACGCTTGCGAATTAAGCGTCGCCGCTTGGTTCAAATCACTTGCATATTGTGCCGCAAGTGTATTGGATGCGTTCTTGCTAATATCGTTCAATGCATTATCTGTGATTGAAGAATTAACAATACCGCGACTCGCTAGGCCAGAAACTGCATTACCTACCGTAGCCTGTAAATCATTATTTAACGCTTGCCGTCTAGCATCTGCATAAGCCGTAGGAAGTTGGCCGTTCGTGATGCTATCCATTGCGTTTTGATTTTTGAGCAATGCGCCGTTGTATTCATTCGCTAGTTGCCCCGCCCTGTTGTTCATAGCATCAACGCTGGCCCCTAACTGATTGGCATATCTTGTATTATCCGTTAGGTTTCTTGCGCCAGCCGTTGCTACTTGATTTTGCAATGCAGCAAGTGCATTTTGGTTATCTTTGTTAGTCCCCAAATATGCATTGTACATTTGCTGATATTGCGGACTAACTACATTATTTAAGGCTCTATCGCCCATGCCTTGCAAGGTGTTTGCACTTTGATTGGTTCTATTAATCCAATCCATTTGCCCTTGTAAGAGTTGTTTTTCTTCGGGGCCGGCTGGTGGTAAATTAGCACCTATGCTTTGTACCTTAGATTTTTTACCGCCCCCAAATAATTGCAAGTCAAAAGTGAACATGCTTTTCCTTTCTACAAAGTAGCTTCAAGGTGTTTTCGCACTGTTTTTAACACTTTGTAATTAAAACCGTTGTAAGTATAGTCCATATGTGGAACACGTTCCATGTTCCACTTTTTAATAAAACCGCGCACGCTTCGATGTGTTGCCGTTACAATTACATCAAGATCATTCAACTTCATTACTTCAACAATGTATTTTCCTATTACTTTCATATCGCCGTATGTTTGCCAGATAGTAAAATACCGTTCGCCATCATGTTCGTTGATACTCCAGAATAAGAAACCCGCATTAGGAAACCATTTAAAGTAGTAGTTATATTTATCTTTGTAATTGTTGTTTTCATCAAAATAAAAACCATCAAGGCTGATACGTTCGCCCGTGCGCCGTTCATAGTCTTTTATCATATGCTCTAAGCTATCAAGCTGCATTGTTATTCCCCTATTCGCTCGATTATAAAAGTAATATCACCATACAACCTACGTTGATATCCATTGTATACTCCCGGAATTGTAACCCATATTCTATGAATAACCACTTCTTGGTTGTATTCTATAGTTACAGGTGCTTCTTGGCTTGTATTTATAGCGAAAGTATCACTTGTTGTGTTTGTTCCCGTTATATTTTGGGTATAAGTAACCCTATATTGCCCTTTTGGCAAAAATACATTTTCCTTGTATTTCCCATCGCCTCTACCGTTCCGGCTCCATGAAAACGAAACGAATTCAATCGGATCATATTGAATAGAATACGTTCGCCCATCTTTTTCGATTTTTAGCGGTGTTGATACATCACCATAACGCGCATAGTATTCACGCCCATTAAATGGAACAGTTATATACTTACCACGCGTTACGCTTTTTTCTTCGTGCAACCCGAACCGAAATATTTGGCCGTTCTTTTCTAGTACTAGATTAAGCATATTATTCAATCCTCAATTTAGCGCCATTGGGGAATGTTAGCGTGTTATTATTTTCAAACGTTGCCACGCGCTCCCATGATTGATACCCTTTTTCGTTGCCGTCCGCATATCGGATATAGAATGAACCGGAGTTAGTAAAGTACATTTGAACGCCGTATTTATCGGTTGCATGCCACGGCATAGCAACGCCCGTTCCCCAATTATCTTTACCAAATACGTTAAACTTGTTTACTTTACCGAATGTAAAACCGCTATAACCGGTGTTACCATTTGCAATGCCGTCAAAGTCTATACCATCGCTTTCAAGGGCCTTAATTGTTAAGTTCCCCGTCATAGTATCGCCGGCCTTCTTAACGCACGTTGCAACGTTATCCGCCGTTGCAGCTGAATTAGCACGCGCTGCATGTGTTGCTTCGGCTACTGTATCAGTTTTTTTGTAATAGGTTTCGCCTAGTCCGTTTATAGTATCGGTAATGGTTTTTAATGTACGTGTTGGATTGCTAGTAAATTTTTCGTCGCCAGCTATCTTTTTAATAGCTTCCGCCATTTGATTAAGAATATCTGTAATTAAATAGTCTTTACCATCTACAGTACGTTTGCCAATTACCGCATCAGTTGCCGTATTTAAGTATGGATCATAATACTTAATCGACTACACACGTGTTGCATCTGTAACGGCGATTGCTACTACCACACGTAGAATGTTTTTCCAGTATGTGCCTGTGTATACATTCATTTTTTCGCTTGTAGTATTGTAGTACATTTTATCTGTTGCCGCTTCTGGTGCGTTTGGTTGGCGTAATGGTTCAAGTGTTGTACTGCCATAACTTAGGCCCCCAGATGTGGAGCGTTCGACATACAAATACGATGTACTATTGGCCGGTAGGCTCCATGCACTTTGCTTACGTGTTACCGTTTGCACATAATCAACCGCGCCATAATCGTTGAACCCGTCAGCGAATGACAAAAGAACTGGTGTTTGACTGCCGTCAATCATCACGCTTAAATTATCACCGGTTAAGAACGCAAATTCGCCATTGCTTACCTTACCACTTAACACGCGATTACGTAGGCCGCCACCACCGCCACCAGTACCACCGCTATCGGCTTTTAAGTCCATTTCTTTCGCAATATTTAATAATTCATTCCGGTTTTTCTCTATACTTTCCGGTACTGTATCGCCCTGTGGTGTAATATCCAAAGGGAATTTTTCTTTATATGCCATTATTAAACCTCTTCATATGTATAATCTAACTGGCGTAACGAAATAGCGCCCTTTTGAACATTGATTTTGAATTGTACGTTACGATTTGCACCGCCGCCAATTTTATATGCCTTCGTGTATTCGTTGACATTCATCAACGCTTTATAATTGTAGGTCTTGAAATTAGCATAGTAGGTTTTAACCACTTTACTAGCGAATTCAATCGGTTTAGGTTTCTTGTTTGAAATGCCAATCGTACCGTATCCGGGTATTAGGTTATGCGTTACAAAGTTGTAGTTCATAATTAATATGAATTGTCTTGTTGCCAACCTATTGCCGCTTACTATTGACGTTTGAATTTGTACATTATCATCGGTATCTATGGTTTCATCTAAGATGCCAATCTTATTGCCGTAGGCTACGTATACTTCTTTATCTACATTCACCGCATCGTTGATATTGTGCGTGAATTTTCTTGATGTGAAAACTCCGCGCCCGTCCTCATAACGTGGCAAGTAGTGATATATAAATACCGTATCGCCGTTATATGGTCGTATCCAAAGTTGCTTACGACTAGGTATATGCCATGCTTCACAATCCTTTGTAATGTATTTCAACAGATACGAATTGATGTTCAATCCAGTTTCAAACGGTTGTATTTCTGCATAGGTATTAGTAGGCATAAAAGACATGAAACCTTGATTGCCTAAATAATAGCTACGATCATCAATACTTATCGTTGCGCCGCTACAGTAGCCAGTAGAGGATAGCGGGTATACCGTTAAATTCCGTGCATCTGGCGTACCAATGACTTGATAAACACGGCCATATTCCTTATATACGATAATTGCACGTGATAAGAAATCAACGGCAATAATGCTGCCTTGGTCTTTATACCCTACATCTACATATTGCGCACTAGATGCATCATTTGAGTTGTGAGTCCATGCGTTATAGTCGCCTACGGCTGACCAATTCAACCGGTGCGAATGAGTAGATGCAACAAGTACACGCCCAGAATGACTTGAAACAATATCACAAACAGGACTTTCTAGTGTTGCTAACTTGCCGGCTCCAGAAATAACTTGCAATTTGTCGCCACTCGCGATAAGAATATCACCGCCAAACGCATGATATTTAGGCTTTCCCGCCCCATTTAACGCGCCCAGTAATTTATTAGTACTGAAATCAGTTTCGTATAGATTACGTCCGCTAGAAAAGTACCATTTATTGCGATACACATCATAATACAAGGTTTCGACTGGCAACCCAAAATCATACAATACACGAACTCCCGGAACGGTACGGAGTGCATTATCCGTTCTATCAAATTCGCATTGTCTAGCCTGTGTTAAGGCTTGCACGTCGATATTTTCCGGTGGGTTGCTCCAATCAAGGCCCAATCTGAAACCATTTGTCATGGCTACTTGTTTTACGCCCATTATGTTATACCCCGTGCCGCCTTAATTTGTTCTGTGATGTAGTCGATGAAGGTCTTATCATATGCAGCGTAATCAGTCATAAGAGATTTTTTCTTCACCATAAAGGATATAAGCTGCACTAAATATTGATGAAAGAATTCGGAAAACGGAATAGTATCGTCTAAATCATCAATGTGATTTTTACGTACGCTATAAAAAACTTGATTAACCGTTTCACCGTCATAGGTTTCAAATGTGCCGTTAATGATGCGGATAGGATACCCGGTTTTAGGCACAAACCCCATAAAATCAGAAGGAACTGCCCTTTTATCTGGTATATCCATATTCTTTACTACTTCACGTTCTTTAATGCTAACTAGAATAGTTGTTAACCAGTCAATAGCTGCGTTAATGTACTGGATATATTCTAGTTGTTCATCAAGGATTTCGTTTGACTCTACATTAACGAGAGTAATCAATTCGCTTACTACCATAATTCCAGTATCCTTCCGCAATTACACTATCATTGTTACCTAACCCATTATTAATTGATTGCAACGCACTAACCATATTTGCCGAAATTCCAGAAATATCAAGGTTCATCACTCTATATACGATATAGTCAACTAATAACGTTTCTAGTTCTGCCGGTAGTCCGCTATCATCTTCTAGCATCTTATATCCCGCAGTCTTTATATAATCAACGGTGATTTTTTGCTCTTTATCTGCATCAAATACTACCGTTTGCAAATTCAATACTTGGTACCTATCTACTTCCGCATCATCTGCTTTAACTTTCAATATGCTAATACATTGGAAAGGCAAAGTGATCCGTCCGTTTCCGGTGCCCTCAAATGTTCCTGTTGCAAGGCTCGGGCAATATTGACCGATTAGGGCATTTAACAGGTGATTTCCCTCGTTGTAATACTCCAACAAATAATACGGAGTATATTGTTCTTGCGATGTATCGCCTATTTGCATGAACGCCCTGTTTAATATGTGCTTTACGTTCATATTCACCCCATATAAGAATAAAGGCGGGTGTTACCCCGCCTAATATACTTACGCTTCTACTACGCCACCAGTCATAACATTGATTACGCCGTAATCTTTGCTATTGAATTTGGACTTTTCAATCGCACCATAGAAAGCGATGCCGTTACCTTCTACGTTGCCGTAATCGTCCACTTGTTTGATATGTTTAGCCGGACGAGATACCGCAAAACATGCCGCTTGTTTACCTAACAACAAGTTGTGGCATACGTTAGCATTAGATGCGCCTGTTTTGTCATTCAATACACGTTCATATTCGTACAAAATAACGCCGTCATATTCGCCTAACGCGCCTGTGAAAATAGGGTTTTTAGAACCACGAACGTTGGCGTTTTGTTGTGCTGCCAACCATTTTGCATCATCTTTCAAATCACGAGCTGCCCAAGGAGAAACCAACATAATGAATTTGTCCATGCCGTCAACTTTAATAGGTTGTACTTTAGGGCCGTGCATTTGTGCTTTACGTTTAGCACGAGAAATGAGTGTAGTTGTTAGCTTATCGTTGGCCGTGATAGATGCTTGCGTGCCGGCAGCAGAAGCGTACAATGTTTCACCAGCGGTAGGAGATGCGGAAAGTTTAGCGATTAACTTGTTATCTTGCCAATCAGCTAACCATTGTTTCAATGCACCTTTGATTTCTTTTAACATATCGTATTGTGTTTTTTGGTCGTCCGCTTCATAGCGAGATACCGCATTACGTACTAATTGAGTTGTAACTGTGAAGTCATAGATATTCAATGCTTCTTCGTTACCGGTTAAAGTAGCACGGTTACCTTCAACACCGGCACCGCTTAAATTCATCATCAAGCCGAATGTTACTGCATCACCTTTTACGCCTGTAAGGTCTTTGTTTTTGTGTACTACATTAGATCCGTCAAGAGCCGTGAATTTATCGAAAAAGGATTCTTTCAAACCTTCATGCCATACCTTTTTAGTCCAAATTTTAGGGACTAACGCCGCTGGGATAGTTACTTGATTTCTTTGTTCTACCATATATTACCTCTTATAATTCGTCAAAATATTTTCGTACATCGTCCGGCAATGCATCAAGATTGCCGGTGTCATACGCTTTCACAATATCTTCTTCCGTAACCTTATTTGGTGTAGGAAAGCCCCC